TAAAAATAAGATGTTGCCCTTCTTTCAAGGCATCAATCAAGGATCGTCCATTTGTTTCCATTTCCATGAGATTAAATAACTCAGAGAAGATATAAGGATTTCCTTTTCTCCAAACTTCTTCGGTATCACAATACCAACAATTGAGAGAACAATTTTGCATACGCAGAAAAGCTGCGGGCTGACCCAAATTAATACCTTCTCCTTGTATGGTATCATAGTAAAATTCAGCAATATTAAGGAATGGTTCGTTGATGGGCACCGGTTTTCTAAAATCCGGGAATGCCGTGATAAGTGGTTTAATCATAATTCAAATCTACAATTGGTTAATGGTGTTTCTGATACTTCTACGGCTTTGATATTCTTGAAACCTAAATGATCACGGAAATAATGGAAGAAGTAAAAAGCCATATTTTCAGCAGTCGGATTACTTACAGGAATAATTTCATTTAAGTCCCGATGATCAAGAGTTTTGTCAATATACTCTTTAATTGGTTTCATTTCCCCATAATCCTGAACAAAACCAATATCATTCAGTTTGTTGTTAGCTAATTCAACAACAACCACATAATTGTGACCATGGAATCGAGCACATTGGTGGGTAGCTGGCAATCCCAATAAATGATGGGCTGCACTAAATGCAAAACTTTTTCTAATTGTAAACATTCTTTTAATTATTAGTGATTATTCTTTTAACCATTTCTTATCCAAAACCTCCATAATATCCTCTATAAAATTAGGATCAATTCCATGCCTACTGCAAACATCTAATATTTGAATGGTTTTATCAAAAGTTAGACATTTGTGATATATAGCTCTACATTCATCATAAGAGTATGGGTATACTTCAATAATAGCATGTAATATTTTTGTTTCCAATGAAAATAAATCAGCCATTCTTTTTTGATTAATTAAAACTCTTCAAATCTATTTTTTAATTTTTCCATTTCATCCCTTGCAAATTCAGCAACCATAGTAAGGCTGGCAAATTTAGCTGATAAATTCTCAATTTCAGCAACTAAGATGTTTAATGCAGTTTTTTCTCTTTCTGTTAACCCTTCTTTTTCTTCCAGGATTCTTATACATTTTTGTATTCTTTCATTCATTTGTTACCCCCTTTCTATTGCTTTGATACATTTCTACTATACCCTCATAAATCTTAATTTTCTTATCCAATAGGTTTATTATCTTTTCCATTGTATCAACCTGTTGTTCAAGTAAACCTAAATTGTGTAAACCGTCAGAAGATAAACCGTCTTTTTTAACTGCCAAAAATATTGGTTTGGCATTGTCCGTGTAAAGTGTAGGATTTTCCATGATATTTATTTTTAGTCTGATTGTACCATTATACGTTTTTCAATAGGATTATAAGATATTTGAATTTGTTTACCATCTTCCAAACATATCCAAAGTTCATCACCTTCTATAGAAGGCATTAAATGAAAATTAACAATTTTCTTACCAATTATTTCCTTTGCATCTAACATTTGGTAATCAATGTCCTTACTTGCTTCATATTTTCTTTTTGGCATAATAATTATTTTTAGTTCTTCTCATTTGTTTTTCAAAATAAAATACTCCGTCCCACGGCTGTATATTGATTAAACCGTAATCAAGGGCTACTTTACAAATATAGATTTGCATTATCCTTTTATGCAAAGTTATCATAAGGTGACGAAACCCTTCCAACATGTAACTACGTTTATAATGGTTACAGCGTCGGCATGATGGCATAAGATTTGGTAGATCATGAACAGTACCCGTTAAATTATATTTTTTAATCTTGTCAGCATTTCTGTACCACCATGCTAACCTTTGTGGTATAAGGTGATCTACTTCCATATCTTCATAAGCTAAAGGTCTACCACAATAAGCACAATGATGATCATACTTTTTCCAAACTATTATCCTTACGCTCTTGTTCATTATTGGTTAATTTAGCAATCCCTTCTTTTATATAATATAGTTCCATATATCTTTTAATTTTTTTAAAATCATCAGAATGGACAAATAAAGTACCTACACCTTTTTCAGCACATAGATTTTCATTTGCTACAATATTTATTCTGAATCCTTGCCTTAGAGCTTCCGCAGCCATAAGTGCTAATGGCGTATCTTTTTTCATATTGTTAAATTATATTCTTACGTTCTTGTTTATTTATGGCTACCATGTAAAACCCATTATAGCCTTTTACTGTAATTTCATGTCCTGTAATATCTTTAAAATCTTTTTTATACTTTTTTGTATCTTTACAATATATAGCACATCGGTCCCCTCTTTGTAGATGCTGAAAAAGTAAGATTATACTGTTTACAGATTTTCCAAACCTTTTTTGTGTTTCCATAATATTACCAATATGATGTTATAAATGGACGACCTCGTTTAAGATTTTGTAATATATGAATTTGATGGTTACTGTTAAACTCACCCTCACGTATTACTAATTCATTTACTCTCAATATACCCAGTTCTTTTTCTCTTCCTGATGGATCTTGATTCATTCCATAGAAAGCAGTAACATGAGCATATTTTCTTTTATCTTCCGAAAAGTTACCTACCTTTAAAGTATTCTTTGTATAACTATCGGCATCAGCTTGCGTTACAGCAATTACAAGTGGTTCATTTTTCTTTTGAGATACTCCTCTTAAACCTTTCCAAATTGCGTTTTGCTTTGGTCTCTCCTCTTTAAAGTTAGGATCATCCATAATGTCAGGATAGTCATAAATTACTATATCAGGAATAAAGTCTTCTTCTTTTTCCCATATGTCCATAATTATTTCAGATTGCTGTACGGTAAGAGTTCCGGTAGGATGTGTCGATAATTTAAAGGATCTTTTATTCTTGACGAAAAATTTATCAAATAAGACTTTTGTTTCATCTGCGGTGAGGGGATCACCTACATCAACTTCTTTCATCCATACTGCTCCTAATCTTTTAGAGTAATATTCTTTACAATTGGTACAAGGTATATATTCAGGATTATCATCCATTTCTTTTATAATGTCATCTTTTGTAACTTCCTTACGTAACCATTCTTCTGTTTTACCCTCAAAGATACCAAAATTACATTCTCGCTCTTTCTTTTTACATTTGTTTAATTGATTGAGAACACAATCACCACATGGTTCAAGCATTACCCCACAATATTTTTCTTTGTCCGATTTCTTAGCTAAATAAATTCCAATTCTACGTATTTGAGCATTTTCTGACATATCTCCAGCTTGAAAGAAAGCTACCTTTTTACCTTGTTTCCTTGCTCTCATAATTAATTCAAGCAATAAGAATGTTTTACCTCTCTTCTCAGGGGCAAGAAAAGCTACAAAACCACCTTTAACAAATTGATCATTCCAAAATTCACCTAACGCTCGGGGAAATTTAATCAGGATATCTGTATTAGTGGTAAAGGCCTTATCTATCTTGTCATAGATAGAGGGATCGGATAAATCTATCCAGCTATGATTTTCCTTCTTTACGGGGCTATAACTCGCCGCTTTTGCCTCTGCCTCTAATATCTTATTAGAATTGACCAATGCGATGATGTCAGAGCCGTGCTTGATCAACCTTCTCTCATTAAAATACAATCGGGCTTCATCAACTAAGTACTCAATATTATTGGTCTCCGGATCATCCTCAAATTCTTTTGATAGATTTGGTAGGATATCCTCCTCAATTTCTTCCGCAAGTTCTTTGGATAATCCTTTTTTCACTTTTAAATAGAAAATTGGTTCAATTGACTTACCAGGAGCTTTCTTGTATTTTTCAAAATATTCAGAAGTCCACGATGCTATCCTTTTTGCCATGGATGATTCAAAGAGTGATGTATCCCATTCTCCCTTTAATCGGATATGAAGCTCTGTACTTGTTATTAAACCAATTACAATTTTTCGTTCGATATACTCACTACTCATGATTTATGTAATTTTTTAATTCTATCCGGTAACTCTGTATTATATTTTGGTATATCTTCCTCATTCTTTTTCCATGAAGTTACTTTCCGAGGACCCTTCATTTGTGTAGGATCATCTAACCAACGGGATTGATTTAACCATGTGGATGGATTGGCAATAAATTCAGGATCTTTCCATTGTTCTGATTCCTTTTGTGAAAGTATGGCGGCTTTAATTTCTTTCCAAGTTGGTCGATCATTCTTTTGACATAATTGATTCCATTTAGTTAATGCTAAACCTTTACTTGTATGTTTTGGATAATATTTCCAAAAATAATCAAATTGGTTAGGTTTAATCTTACCATCAGAAAAAAGTTTGTTCGACCGAAGACTATTTACACTTAAAGCATTTATATTAACAGTATTTAAAGCATTTGATCCCCAGTTTTTGGGGAGATGGGGTTCTTGGGGAGATGGGGTAACATTATTCTCATTCAAATTTTGGGGAGATGGTAAAAACTCTTGGATACTCTCCCTTGTCCAAATGAAATTAACTTGAATGTAATGACCCACAATTTTACCATTTGAATCGGTATCAACTATGTTTTCAATTAATTTTAATCTGATTAATTCCGCTTTATATTTTTCTAACGTATTTTTACTAATGCCAATTCCTTTTGCTACGTAAGAATTAGTTGCTTTTGGTATATTTGTTTTTTGCCATTTAGCAGTATAATAGTAAAAGATATATAAAGCAATTAATTGAGGTGCATTTGGTTGACTCAGTAATAAATCAATTAAATGTTTTGATAAAACAATTGGTTCCTCATTCCTGTCAAAATCAGTAGTTTTTTTCATACAGATATTATTAAATTATAATGCCCCTATAACAAAAGAAATCCCGGTAAATGAAAAATCTGTTAGAAAGTCTCCAAACCACTAACATATAAACATAATCCGGGAAAATCTTTTGTATAGGGGACACAAATATTTTTAACTTTTCCATTATAAAATTTTGTTTATATGTTTTAAGTGATTTGGAGACTTAAGGAATCAAAGATAAGATATTAATTTGTTACCTCCAAATGAGTATAATATTATTTTTAAATTATTTTTTAATCTCTTAAGTATTAACGCGTTCGAGTCAAAATTAAACCCTTTGGGGGCTTTGTTCTTACCAATACAGCATACTTCGTTCTCATCATTACAGCAGGGGGTACATAAGGATACCATTCATGGAACCAAACAAATACCTTACCATTAATCCCATTTACCCATACCCCAAATTCACCATTCCTACGTGATTTTCGTGTGGGTCGATCTACTATCGTATGTATTGTATTGGGAATAATATTATTAGTATTGTTATGATCCCATGAATTACATTCATTATTATCTTTTGTTGGTCCCCCTAACGTTATTATGATTTGAGAACCAACCTCCTTCCAATCCCTTTTATCAATCATATCATGCTGTCGCCATATAGGTACATTTGGGAGTAATTTAGATTTCCTCATAATCCAATTATTTTTATAAGATGTTCATTTACCATTTCAAATAATAACATAGCATCCTCTTTTTTAGCAGGATCCAATTCATAAAAGTATTCACGAGCATACGCTTTTCTTTGTTTTAATAATGTCTCAATACTTTTATTTATTGGATGTAATGAAGAAAACATTGGGAGTTCATCTTCCAATCTTATTGCAATAAAAAGAAACCCAAATGCTGCTTTTCTTAATTTGATTTCCATCTCTAATGGATCAATAGGAATATTTTCACTCATATCTTTTAATTTGTTGAAGATGTAAAACGTGGGGACTGTACTTGTATTGCTGCTCTTTGTTTTTCAAGAACCCTTTCTTTGGCTTCACGACAATGTATCATGGCTCTATTAATAAGAATGTTTGCAAGTGTCATTATCTTTGCTTCATTCATACAAAGAATTGGACCGTCTGTTTTAAGAACGTAAACAGTGTATTTTGTGGTCTTCCATACATTATTTGGTGACAAGTATGGAACCATATCTTGTGTCACATTTAAGGACACAACAACTTCTAATCTTTCATCAATTATATTGACATGAAAATTAGGGTAATCCTGATTTGTAAGTTTTATCATGTCATTTATTTTTAACGGTAAATACGTATTCCATTAAGGGAAGCATGTTCATGATATTTTATGTTATTAATTAATTCCTTTTGAAATAATCTAAAATTATCCCAAAGTGGTGTAGTTTTCTCTCCATGAGCTTCTGTAGTAATTATTTCATACCATCTTCTGTAATACTCCCTGTGTAAATCGGGATAGTTTAAACTGACCCTTTCCAGGTTTTTAAGTTCTCCCCAATACCGCATAACTCCCTCACTTATTACTTTATTTACTAAAGTAAGTGGGAATATAGCATCACTAAAATCAGTAGCAGAGGTATCTATTACACCATTTGTGAGTCCTCTTACTTTCCCATCTTCAATCCTTTGTATTTGGTATAATTCAAAATCATGAAAACACCAATCTCCTTCTTTCCAAATAATTTTCATAGATTTATTTTATTAATTGTTTTTAACCAATGTCCCATTCGTCCAGCCCTTCCTGTATGGCGTCCTTAATTTTAACTCCATCTCTTTCCATAGCCTTCATGGCAGAGGCAATAACTTCTACTTCCAATCCGAAATGCTTTGCTCTTTTGATAGTGGATTGTACTAAATCCATAATGTCTGATAATTTCATGATTTTATTTTATTAATTGTTTAACAATATAATCAGCATCTTTTTGTGATAAACTCCCGGGATCGCCTTCCTCTATATCAACACGGAAAGCATCTACTCCACGGAAACGAAGATCCCCTATAAGTAGATTTGCTTGATTAATCGCTTGCGATTCATTTGCATCAAAGAAAACAGCTACCCTCTTAAACATTTTGGCAATCAAACGTACTTGACGATTGGTATACTTTATACCCGATACAGCAAAAGAATAATCCCCCATACGCCAAACATCTGATGGACCTTCAACACATATACCTATACGGGAATCCCACATAGCTTGACTACCATACAGTATTTCTTTATGAGGTATTAATTCCCTTTCATCAGGACAAGCCATATACTTCAAAGGATGTTCACCTGTAATATCCCGAGCATCAAATGTAACAGGCTCATAATTCCAATAATAAGGAATCAGGATACGATGTTTATAATTGATTTTTTTAGAAGTAGTCTTATTTTCTACGATACTAAATGATCCGGTAGCCATCAAGTTATACTTCTTTTCCAACAGATCAGGATCAAAATTTCGTTGTCGAAGATATTCTTTATGAAATTTACGAAGTGGTCCTATCTCCGGTGGAAATTCAAAAGTAAGAGGTCGTTCCTTTTCCTTAGGGGCAATGTAAGGGTTAACAAGAAGCCCATACTGCTTTACAATTTTATATGCCTGTCGATTATCAATATGTAAAAGTAATGCAATAGTTGGAATTACTGGATGAAACCCACAACGCCAACACACATAATGATCTGTATTAAGATCATATCCCAAATGATAACCGGCATTGGTATAAGCAGTAGAACACCATGGACATTCTACATTAACCCATCCCGGGCGGCAGTGTTTGTGCCCTTCTGTTTTAGCATCAACTGAATAATCCTGGTAGAGTTGTAGAATATCCATTATCTTTTTATTACTCTATAAATAAATCCTTCTGATACTTTAAATTTATCTGTTTGTGTTTGAGCCCATGCAAAAACAGAATCCATTGTTAATGTTCTTGCCTTTCTACCTGAATGTACTTTATTATATTCATCTGCAAGATCATCCCAAGTTAGTTTTTTAGTATCAAACTTAATTACCTTTTTCATAGCTATACAAGTTTAAATAAGTAAAAACAAGCAAATGAAGCCATATTAATGGCATCTTTCTTGGTATAGTCACCTTTTTTACGGGTATACCATGCAGGACGGCTAACGTACATTATACGTGTTTTTCCACAATAATTTGTTTCAAATCCAATTGACCTCAAATAAGCAATAACTTCCTTTTTCATTTTCCTTTAATTTTAGATTGTTTCATGTGAATTCTTTCCTCTTTTTCTCTTTCCTTTTCATATTCTGAATCTTCCATCCAATTACGATGTTCACCTCCTTTTGCTTTAGGTTGATTAGGAATGTAGACCGGAGTCTTATTCAGATTTACTTTCTTTGTTTTCATTGATTATTTCTTTTCTTAATTTCATTTTAAGTTCAAAATTATCATTAAGGTCCTTTACCTGTTTTACTTCCCTTTTGTGGATAATAGATTTCCTTCTTTGTTCAATCCAAATAAGACTGATAACAAGAATGATCATAGATACACTAAAGAAAGGTTGCATAATTACTCAGGTGTTTGGATGATTGATTCTACCCTCTTTTTAGCCTCATCGTCAAAGAAGTGGGTACAAAGCTGGATAACACCTGTAATAAAATCAGCAACCCATGCCCGTTCTCTGTAAGAAAGTTTTGATTCCTTTTCCGTAATTAAGCGAAATTCCCATACCAAATCATCAGGGAAGAGGATCCCCCTGTTGTCCAATGTTGAAAAGGCATCAGCTTTTAGCCTTGAGTTCTCACTTTTAGTCTTCCGCATCATTTTATGGACAATGTTTGAATCTCTCAAAACACCTTCACGTTTTGCCCTGATTACACCAATTTGTTCGTTTGCTATTCTCCTGAAATGGTAGGATGCAAACATTTCATCTAACGTCATGCTCATACTTTTTAACTTTTATTTAATTGTTTGACAAATGTAATGTAGATATTTTATTCCGAATAAAACATTAGTTAATTCTTTTCCCTGAGTATTAACTAATATATCAATAATTCGATGAATCGCTTCTTCTTGCGTTCTTGTTACAAAGATAGTAGGACATTGCATAATCAGATTAGCAATTTCTAACGATTCCTTTGGAAGCATTTCCATAAATGAGTTAGAATTATTACTACTTTCATATGGTAAAAGATCATCTACTATTTGTAATAGCTTATTTTTCCTATTCATAGCTATTAGATAATCTTTTATTTTTGCTGATACACAATACCACGCATACGTTGAGAATGCTCCCTTATTTGGTTGATAAGTATCTATTGCATGTAGATATCCTATAAAACCTTCCTGAAATAAGTCATCAAAAGGTTCTTTAGAATGTTTCTTATATGACCAAACGATTTTTCTTATCAGTCCAAAATTGATAATTTTGTTAGACTCATTTTTTTTCATATTGCTAATCTTTTAGTTCATCTCGTAATCTTTTACGAAATAATTCTCTATCTTTAGGATGACAATCCGGTAAAAGATTTTCAGGTTCTAATCCATAAGGATCTAATTGAGAAAGATATTCAATTGTTAATTCCTTATTTACAGATAAAATATGCCATATCATATCCGTTCGGACGCATGGCTCAGCTAAAGTTGCTAATTTTAATTCCATAGCTTATTTTCTTATGGTTTCAAACATTATAGTTCTCTTTACTTTTACATCGAGCCAACCGGAGGCAATAGTAAAAATACCATATCCCCTCTGTTCTTTTTTAGATATTTTCCCCGACTGTTTAACAGGACTCCATGTCCAAAAATTAGATAAACCTCCATTATGACCTAAATAACTTCCTGAGTTAATGACAACAGGGTAAGCTAATTTGTGAGGAGGATGGTAGAAAACAACCTCATTTGGGGAAGGTTGTTTTCTCGCTAAATTGGTATCAGTTAATAGTATCATCACTTTCCAACATTTGATTAATTAATTCCGATAATAAACTTCCAGGATCAGTTTCTTTTCCATCCATAATAGAATCAATCACTTTTCTCTTTGCATCTAAAAGTTTAGCAAACTTCTCATCAATTGTTCCAGCCGCCATAAGCTTATAATTGGTACAAGCATTCTTTTGTCCAATACGATGTATTCTATCATCCGCTTGGTCATGAACTCCTGGTGACCACTGATTCTCTAATGTTGCCGTTGTATCGGCTGCGGTTAAAGTAATCCCCAAACCTGCAGGTTTTCCCTGAGTATCGAGCATTCCAATAAACATTTTGATATCAGGATCTTCCTGAAACTTTCTAACATTTTTATCCCTATCTGTTTGATTTACGGTTCCATCATATCGAACTGATATTTTAGGGAATGCATCCATTAACATATCAATCGTATTGATATGAGTAGCAAAGAGTACTAATTTTTTACCTGATTCCAAAAATTCAGTGATCCAATCAATTACACCTGCCATCTTACCCTTTATGGCTAATTGACGGAGCATATTGATTTGAGTTAAAGTTTCTGCACTAGAAGCCCTTTCTGCAGCCATATTTCCTTTTGTATTTCTTATATAATTAATAAAGTCAGATTGTGCTAATCTGTATTCTTCTTCATTATCTATCTGAATTGGAACAAAGCTGGTCATTTTATCAGGTAATTCTTTTAATACATCTTTCTTTAATCTTCTGATCATGAAAGAATTTATAAGCAGTTGATGTAATTCAAGAGTATTAGTTGCGCCATTAAAGTCCCAACCAAATCCATTATAATGGGCACCACAAAACCTTCTCGTATACTCTTTAAAATTAGGTAATACAGAAGAATTAATTATAGATAAAGCATTGAATGCTTCAATTGGTCGATTAATTATTGGTGTTCCTGATAAGCCAACAACATGAGGTATCCCTTTAGTTAATTTCTTAACTGCTTTAGTTCTTTTTGCTGCCGAATTCTTAATGTTATGTATTTCATCCAATACACATACTTTAAATCCTTGAACGATAAGTACAGGTAACCAAAAGGAAACAATATCATAATTCATAACAATAATTTCTGCTTTACCAATTGAGTATGGTTTTTGTCCATAGACAGCTAATATTTTTGCTGGGCTGATTGTCATCCATTTTAAGGCTTCATAAACCCAGTTTAGTTTCAGACTAGCAGGAACAATAATAATGACCGGTCTTTTCTCAGGGTGTAGTTGTAACCATGCTAAGACCTGAATGGTTTTACCCAGTCCCATTTCATCAGCGATTAATACTCGACCATTCATATGATCAATAAATGATACTCCTTGTCCCTGATAAGGAAATAAAATACCCTTTAATCCCGGAATATGTATCGGTTTTAAATCGTTAACATTTACTTTATTTTCCGGTTTTGATTGTTGTAAAACAGAATCTAATTCTCCTGGGAGTGTAAAACCCCATTCTTTTAGTTTTGCTACATTATCAGGAGTCATTGGAGCAGTCCAACATTTTTGATCGGGGATGAATCGTCGATTAAGTAAAGCCTTTACCCGCTCAATATCTTTCAGATCATACGGAAATATGATCTTTATTAAATTAAGCCCTGTATTGCCCTTACTTTCGATTACTTCACAATATTTTAAAGGTTTACTATTACCTTTTGCCGGAATTGCCATATTATTATCATTATTTGGTGATGTATTAAATACATTTAAGGAATCTTCTCTCCTTTTAAGCATAGGATGTTCAGGAGGAATTATAACGTCCTCTACTGAATCTTCCATACCTTGAATTTGACTTTTAGGTACCCATGAATCAAATTTGATATCGACTAAAGCACCTTTCAATCTTTCAATATTTTCTTTGGTGTAGCCACCGATCATATTCCAATCATGAAAGTGACCACCACACTCAGGTCCTATTCCTAATTCTACAGAAACAGGATGTGTTAGCGTTCTACCACATTTACAACATATACCCATTTTGACAGTTTCAGTTGTTCCATGTCCATATAAATAAACCGCTTTTTGCGTTTCAAATAATGGAATTGCTACAAAATAGATTAATAAATTGTTATGCTTGGCAAAACCTGGTTTTAATTGATATAATTGTGGTTTCATATTAAACTCGATTTTTCCACTGAGGTAAAATTGTATTCGTATACTCTACCTCAATATCAAACTTTTCGGCATATACTTTGCAAAAGGCAAGAGCAGTTACATAGTCTCTACATTCTCTCACCACACGAGTAGTAAAAGTATTTTTAGCATCCCGGCTACCATGTTTTTGAATTGCTCGGGCAACTGTACCAATTATTTCTAAAACATTTCCTTTGTCCGTAGACAAATCAATCTGAATTTTATTCATTCTGGTTCCTCCATTTCATTAAAATTATCATCCAAATCAAGATTCATAACATTCAACATAATAGTCATACGAAGCATTTGTGGTAACTCTTTTAAAGCAACAACAAATAGCTTTGTTATTTCATAATCTGATCCTGTACAAAATATATCTTTCTTTGTAAGTAAAACAAACTCTTCTAATGTTTTATCAGGATCATTTACAAGCTCTTTTAATACATTAAAAGCCCTGTTTCTATATGCACCAACCTCTATCAATTGGTCCATTGTTAATTTTTTGCCGATAGGGACATGAAACTTTTGGAGTGACATAATTGTAAGTTTTAAATTGTTTATACCTTGAAAACCCCGTTCCGGTTAAGGAACGAGGCGGTCCGGTGTTTCACGGCTGTCTTTAAATGTTATCTATCTCACATACTCGGTCCCCCTTTCTTTTTTATTTTATTGGCTGTCAGGCGTTTGGTGTTTTATTTTATAATTGGGCAATGATGGATGCAACCAAACCATTCTTTCACGTAATAGATAATAGCAGGACCATCATGTTGACATATAGGATATGCTTCTACACCCGTTTCACATTGAGGATCAGTAGTAGATAATTTAGCACAAATAAAGTCATCACAACTTGCATCCATTACTTCCGGACAAAAATACTTACAACTTTTACAAGTAGGGATGATAAATTTTTTTACTTTTTGAACAGGTTCTACATAAGGTTCAAAATCCTCAGCAGCAAAATAATCTCCTTGCCTTTTATTTTCACTTTCTGAAAGTACCCAATAGGGACATCTGCTAATAGCACGCTCGTTGTCAACACGTACAACAAAAAGATATTCTTGTCCCAATGGACGACAACACATCCAAACATTGCTTTGTTCTAATGGACAGAAAATGGATTTTTTATGAGGAACTACCTTCATTCCTATTCTAATTTCTTCTTCTTTCATTTTGTAAGTTTTAAATTGATTAATACTTACCTCCAGGAGGTAAGTTTCGGATATTAAATCCTCGTCAGTTAATCTTCATCTGTATTCATCATTTCTT